CGGGGTGCCGGATCGACTTCTCCAGGTTCCGGTCGACGGCCTTCTTCGCCGCCTCGGCCACCATCTCCTTCGCCTCGTCCAGGAACCGCGCGACTTCGGCCTCGGCGCGGCCGTCGAACAGCGGCCCGTGTGCCTTGACCTGGACGTCGCCCATCAGATCACCCGCTTCCGGTTCTTGCGCCCGCACGCGGTCATGGCCTCGTCCCACAGGTCCGCGAGTGCCGTGCCCACGCCGTGGATCGCGCCGCCGCCCTCACCCTGCGGGCTGGCGTAGCCGCCGGTCTCCTGGATGGCTCGCACCTCCGCCTCGGCCACCGCCAGGTCCTTCACCGGCGCCGGGATCTCGCTGATGCTGGCCGCCGCGCCCTGGGTGTGGGTGGTCGCTACGGTGCCGAGCTGCCCGCGCGCCACCGTGAGGGACCGCGACGCGTAGATGTGGGTGGCTGCACTGTGGGTAGTCAAGACGGTTCCGTCCCACGCCCGCTTGACGGTGATCAGGGTGCCGGTAATGTCGACGATGAGCATCCGCTCGGAGTCGATCTGGATGACCTCGTCCACGTTGAGCTGGGTTCCGTCGGTGACGGTGATACCGACGTCGGACGCCGAGGCGGTCGTCGCACCGCTCACGTTGGTCTGGCCACTGTCGACGTTGGCGCGGCCCTGGACGAGCATCCGCTCGCCGTCCACGATGAGCAGATCGCCGACGCCCACCAGCGACCCGTTCGACACCTGGACGGCCGTGGAGCTGACCGACGACACGGCGGCGGTGAGCGTCCCGGCCGGGACGGTCGAGGTCCAGTACCCCCAGGTGCCGGTGATCGACACGTCCCGCTGCGGGGTGGCAGAGACGCCGAAGGCGTACGAGGTGTTGCGCTGGATCTCCAGCCACCGGTACGGCGGCCCGCTGTTGATCGGCTCGAAGTTGATGTTCGAGATAGGGATGCTCTGGGTCCCGGTCATGACCGAGGTGGGCACGGCAGCCAGGTCCCACTGGTCGAAGTACAGCCGCCACGGATAGGCGTAGTCGAAGTTCGGCCAGTCGAAGTACTTCGTTCCGTCGGTCGGATAGAACACGCGGTGCAGGTGCTTGTCGATGATCCGCGACGCCGACTGAATCGCCCGGTCGATCTGGGCGTTGTTGCGGGCGGTCTCCTTGATGTCGAGCGCCCGCTTCACCTCTTCACGGGTGGCGTAGGTGGGCCTGGTCACGACCATGTGACCACCCACGCCTCATCACACGCCGCCAGGAAGCCATGCGACACCGGCCGCCAGGCGCCCCACGTCCACACGCCGCACCCGTCGAGGGTGACCGCGTGCCGCTCGGCCAACTCGAGACCGAGAATCACACCAGACGCCAGATCAACGGCCAGGCGCGCGTCGACCGGCCGTACTCCGGCGAGGCCGTACTCCGCAGCAGCCTGGATCGTCGCCTCGATGGTCGCGCCCGCGTCCGGATGGTCGGCCGTGCGCCAGTACAGGTCGAGCACGTCCCGGTCGGTGACGGTACGGCCGGTGAGCCGGAGTGAGGCGGCGAGCGCCGCGGCCGCGCAGCACGCCACCGCGTCGTTCGGCGTCCATTTCGCGGGCCTGGCGTGGCCGGCATGCCGGGCGACCGCCGCAGCGCGCCGTGCGGCGGCCCCGGCCTGCTGCCACTTCTTCTCAGCCGCCTTCTGCGCCTTGCTCGGGGTGTGCTTCTTGGAGCCAGCGTGCTTACCGCTGCCCGCGTGCTTGCTCGTGTGGCCCTTGGCCGCTGGTGGCTTCATGGCAGCCCCGCCCACGATCCGCCAGGACTGTCCGCAGCGCCGTCGAACAGCCCGGGGGGCGGCTCCGGTCGGATCCAGTCGCGCGGGTACTGCCAGCCGTCATAGCGGCAGAACCAGATGCCGGGCTGGCTGGCCGGGCCAGGGAAGAGCGGCTCGCCATCGTTCGGGCACGCCACCGGGGGCTTGTTGGCGTAGTACTCGAACTCCTGCCTAGCGTGTCTCCTGATGTCGAGGAGCTGATACCAGGAGCCTTGCTGCTGGCCTGACGAGCCGAGCTGAGCGGACGCTGTGATCGCGACGCCGGCCGCCATGCTCGCGCCGCTGCTGGTGGCGTTCGACGCCGACGCCGTCACGGTCTGGGTGAAGGTCTCGGTCGCCCCACCGACAGCGGCGTTGGAGCCCGCCGCGGTCGCCGCGAAAGTGAAGGTTTCGGTGACGTCGCCGATCGGCGACCCGTTCAAGATCTCGACGCCGACTGCGGCCCACTTCACAGTGCCGGTGTTCGTGATACCGAAGGTTTGCGAGCCCGCCACGTTGGCGGACTGGTAGGCGAAGTACTGGACGCTGTTCGAGCCGACATGGCCGTCGTACAGGCCGTCCTGCGTCGCCGACGACAGGTAGGCGGTGTTGGCCGGGTCGTTTGAGCCCTCGTCGGTCATGCACCAGGACACGACCGACAGCGCCCCGGTGGTGGTGATGCCGACTGACGCCGTCGTCCCAGACCCGGACACGGTCCCGTTCGTGGCGGGGGTGGTGGCGAGCTTGGCCGCGTGCCAGCGTTCCACGACCATGCTGTGCCGGGTCGCCGTTCCGGTGGCCGGAGCGCATGAGATCGTGATCGAGCCGGGCGCGGTCCCGACCGTGGTCGCCCACAGCCCGGCCCACCCGTTGAAACCGCCCGGCGCCGCGGTGTTGACGTGCGTCCAGGTCAGCGCGGACGCCGAGTCGGTCGGCGTCGCCATGCCGTTGGCGGTGTCGTAGGTCGTCGCCTTGACGACGATCACCTCGCCCGCCGAGGAGCTGAACGACGGCGTAGTCAGGGTGCTGGTGTCGGTTCCCGCCGACAGGACGGCATAGGACGCGATGAGGCTGGGCGCCACGGTCGTTCACCCCCTTTCCAGGGCTCGGGTATGGGGTCGGTCAGGCTGCGAGCGGGGTGTAGGCGATGGTGAGGGTGTTGAGGGTGAGGGTGTCTCCGTTCGACACCGTCTTGGCCACGGTCAGCGCGGCAGAGCCGAGGAAGTTCCCGGCGGTGGCGCTGTCCCACAGCGACACGTGCGTGATCGTCTCCGAGGCGGTCATCGAGTAGGCGGCCAGCGCCGACAGTGTCATCTGCCCGGCCGACGGCGCGTTCCAGGTGACCGCGTTCCTGGTCGTGACCGCGCTCGCGTTGGCGGTCCCGGCCGCGCCCGGATCACCAATGTGCAGCTTGCAGTAAGCAGTCACCCCGGCGTAGGCGGTGCCGCGCCAGACGCCGAGGATCGCGGCGGCGGCAGCGGACGCCAGACCGACCGTCACTTCGGCCCCTCGGGCCTGGTCACCTCAGCCTCGGCCGTGATCTGCACGCCGAACGGAGAGTCGTGGGCGGGCTGCTCGGCGGCGGCCTGCTCGGCGAGCTCCCTGAGCTGTGGCTTGGTCATGGACGCGGCCTCGTCCGGGTCAACACCTGCGACCTGGGCGACGTGATCGACCCATGCGGCCTTCGGCGCGGCAGCCGGGGGCGGCTCCGGCGTCTCGGTCTCTGGCCTGGTCTCGGGAGCCGGGTCCGGCGCGGCGCCCGATATGGTCTGCGTCGTCTCCTGGCCTGCATGTGCCGCTGCGGCTTGCTCGGCCTCAACCTCCTCGGGGGTCATGCTGGGACCGCCAGCGACGGTGATGTGAGGCACAGCCGCCTCCTCCTCGTTGTCGGTGTAGCGGGTCGAGCCGCACTGCGGGCAGGCGGTCAGGCCGACCGCGTACGCCGCCGTGCAGTCGAGGCAGTACCAGAGCGCCACGTCAGGCCGCCGCGACCTGGGCGCCGTTGTCCCACGGGATGTAGGCCATGTCCCACTTCACGCTGCCGGTGTTGGTCGCCGACGTGGTGATGGTGAGCGCGCCGACCGGGATCAGCCACGCTGAGGTCATCACGTCCTGCACACCGCCGCCGGTGCCGAGGTCGGTCACCAGCGCCGACGCGGCTGCCGAGGGCAGGCTGAAGTGGGTGCCGACCGCCGCGTTGATGATTGATCCGGCGGTGCACAGGTCCACCGCGCTACCGACCGTCGGCGCCGTGGACACCTTCAGGGTGCACGCCTGGTTCTGAATGGCCGTGGTGACCTCGCCGATCAGCGCGACGAGCAGGATCCGGCCACCGGTGATGGTGAAGATGTTGCCAGTGGTCGTAGCCGGGAGCGTGTTCGTTGCCCGGCTGACCTGAATACCGAGCGCGATGGTACGGACGTCGGCGTTCTTGATGAGCGTCGTCATCGGTCAGGCCCCCAGGATTTCCAGGTTGGCCGGCTTCCTCTGGACCGTCAGGTCGTGGAGGATTGCCATCACCAGACCGGAGCCGCCGGCCGACACCTTGATGTAGTCGTTCGGGTCGGCCATCCACGAGGTGAGCACCTCGAACGCCGTGGTGTACCCGGCGGTCGACTGGACGACCGCGTTGGATGCGGCCTGGGTCTGGCGCGTCCAGGCGTGCGTGCCGTTGGTGTCGGCCCGCTGGTAGTAGTGGGTGATGAGGTTGCCGGGGCTGGAGTACGACCCGGCAAAAGTCGAGGCGACGGTCAGCGTGAACGTGTCGTTGCCGGTGCAGACGAACGTCACCGCCGACGCACCACGGAACTTGAACCCGGCGCCCGCAGCGATCGGGATGACGTCGAGGAGCCGCCCGAGACCCTCCATGCCTGCCACGATTCACACACCTGCCTTCCGGGCGTAAGCCCTCACCGGGGTCGTCAGCGCCCGGTCGTCGGACCATCCCCTGTTGAGGCGATGGCGGAGAACGTGCTCGGGAATCGTCAGCTCCCGAGCCCACGCGGCGAGGCATTGGGCCTTGCCGCCAAGCGTGATGAGTCGGTTATCCCGGCGGTTGCGGGCCTGCTCGCTCGGTGTCGCCCACCGGCAGTTCTCCGGCGAATAAGGGCCGTCGTTGTCGATCCGGTCGAGCGTCATGCCTTCCGGTCGCTCGCCCATGTCGCTGAGAAAGGTCTCGAACGACGCCCACTGGTCGCAGACCTTGATGCCGCGCCCGCCATGATCGGCATAGCGCGGATACTTCGGGTTGAGACACCGCTGCCTCATACTCTCCCAGGACTTGTATGTCCTGGTCTGGCGTGCCATTGAGCTTCTCCTTCGATGACTTGGATGGTTAGCGGGGCGTCACTGCCGCTGGCTCAGCGGGAAGCGAGCTGGACGACCGGGGACAGGGTCGGCCCGCCGTTCTTGGGGGTGATGGCGGACTGGAGCCACGGCTTGCCGTCCACGCGCTCGATCACGCGGTAGGCGGTCTTGTCGTTCTGGAACTTGTAGTGCTCGGACGCGGCCGACTGCATCGTCATCCGGTCGCCGATCAGGTAGTACGACAGGTCGACGAAGTTGATGTCGCCGGTCGTGCCGAGCGGGCCCGTCTTCTCGGTGAAGTACAGGGGTCGGCCGAGGATGGTGACGGGCGGGGCGTCCATGCCGCCCTGCCCACCGGCCATGTTGCCGATCCATACCGGGCCGCCGCCCGTGCCGACGCTCAGTGCCATCGTGGCGAGCTGCGGGAAGGTGTCGATGCTGGCGATCCACACCGCCCGGCCGAGGCTGGTGGGCAGCATGCGGGAGTACATCTTGACGAGGTTCTCCCACACGATCGTCTGCGTGGGCTGGCCGGTCTCGGCGGCCTGCTGGACCGAGACCTGCGAGTTGATGAACCCGGTCGGCTCACCGACACCGGTGCCGGTCAGGAACGCGACGTCCTCGAACCAGCTGATCGCCTTGGGGAAGGTGCCGTCGAAGAACCCGGCGAACGCCGGGGCGTCGGCGAGCAGCTCGTTGGGCACCTCGGCGTAGGCGGTGAGCTTCTTGGCGTCCAGGACGACACGGCCGAAAGACGCCTGGGACTCGGTGAGCGCCGCCGCTTCCTCCGCCCAGTAGCCGACGACGCCACCCAGGATGCTCGACTGGTGCGAGGTGTCGTCGATCATCGGGATCGGCACACGCAGCGACGACATGGGGATCACGGTCGCCCGCGGGCGAACCACCGCGGTCTCCAGGGCGACCTGGAGGATCTCGCTGCGCAGGTCCTCGGGGATCAGGAAGCCGCCGTCGCCGGGGACCTCGCTGCTGTAGCTGTTCTGGATGGAGGCGAGCTTCTCCAGCTTGGGCCGAAGGTCGCTGTCGAAGTCGCGGAAGCTTGAGGCCCGGTGCCAGGTGGCGCGGAAGAACTCGCTGGCGTCAGCGAAGATGCCGTCGGCCGCCGCACCGGGGGCGCGCCGGTTGTACAGGCTGGCCTTGGCGCTGCGCGGCAGCCCCTCGATCTCGGGCCGCAGGTTGCTGGCCCGCCTGCCCGCGTAGTCGACGGGCGGCTTGGCTTCGGAGCCGTTGTTCTTGAGGTATTCGGCGAGGACGAGCTGCATCTGCTCGCGGGCCTGGGCACTGATCTCGCCCCGGTTGGCCTTGTCGACAG